AGTGATGTATTCTCACAGGTTCGTATGTGGGATGTTATTATCTATAATTTCTTACGAGAAAAAAATATTGTAGTGCCGATGAAAAAACCATCTAGAAAGGATGAAAAGTATGTGGGTGCATATGTAAAAGAGCCCCAACTAGGATTACATAATTGGGTGGTGAGTTTTGATTTGAATAGTCTATACCCACATTTGATTATGCAATATAATATTTCTACAGAAACAATTGTATCAGAGAGTAACGGACAAGTTAATGTAGAAAGAATGTTAAATCGTGAAGTAGATATACCAGATGATGGGTGTACTGTAACACCAAATGGTGCTAGATTTAGAACAGATTTTCAAGGATTTCTTCCTGCATTGATGGAAAAATATTATACAGATCGGGTAAAGTTTAAACAATGGACGATAGAAGCAAAAAAGAATTATCAAAAAAGTAAAGATGCAAAGTATTTGAATGAGATATCAAAATATAATAATATCCAAATGGCTCGTAAGATTGCATTGAATAGTGCATACGGAGCTGTAGGCAATCAATATTTTAGATATTATGATACACGAATGGCAACTGCAATTACAACAGCAGGACAATTATCTATTCGTTGGATTGAAAATGCTGTGAATGGATATTTGAATAAAATATTAGAAACAGAAAATGTAGATTATATAATTGCATCAGATACAGATTCAATTTATGTTCGTTTTGATGAGTTAGTTTCTAAAGTTACTCCAAAAAATCCAGTAGATTTTTTAGATAAGGTTGCAACAGAAAAGATAGAACCATTTATAGATAAGTGTTATACACAGATGGCAGAATATGTAAATGCTTATCAACAGAAGATGGAGATGGCGAGAGAAGTTATTGCCGACAAGGGTATCTGGACTGCAAAGAAACGATACATCTTGAATGTCCATGATAGTGAAGGTGTGCGGTATGACGAGCCACAGATTAAGGTTATGGGTATAGAAGCTGTTAAGTCATCTACTCCAGAACCTTGTCGTGATATGATTAAATCGGCATTGAAGGTTATTATTAATGAAGATGAAACAACATTGAATACTTTTATACAAGATTTTCGTAAAAGGTTTATGGATATGAATCCTGAAATGATTGCATATCCTAGATCATGTAATGGTTTGAAAAAGTGGTCAGATAGTTCATCAATCTTTAAGAAAAGTTGTCCAATGCATATTAAGGGTGCTTTGATATATAATTATCTTTTGAAGAAACATAAAGTTACACATAAGTATCCATTTATACAAGAAGGTGATAAGATAAGGTTCTTAGAGTTAAGAACTCCAAATAAAATGCAAGCCAATGTTATATCCTTTATTACAAAACTTCCTAAGGAGTTTGATTTATTAGATACAATAAATTATGAGGTAATGTTTGATAAAAGTTTTGTAGAGCCTTTGACCTTTATTCTAGATACTATTAATTGGAGAGTAGATAGAAGTTATGGAACACAAAGAACATTAGAGGACTTATTTGGATGAAACTTTTTAATACAGCAGCTCCTCATATACAAGATTCTTATGATACTAAGATAATTTGGCCCTTTGGTCCTTGTATATACCAAACAATTATAGAAGATGATTTAAAAGATTCTCTATTAACTGGTGGGAGAATTATACAAGAAAATGACCAAGATTATAGATTAAATTTAGCAGGCAATTTATATAATGGAGGATCTTATTTTTATGGTGAGAAATATAAAGAAAGAATAGCTCCGGCATTTATAAATTTAGCCTTACAATGGTTAGAGTATATGAAAGAAAACTTTGGAATAAATTCTGTAGATTTTACTCCAGGTCATGAATTTGATCCAAACTCTGTATATTTAGAAAGTTTGTGGATAAATTTTCAGCGCAAGTTTGATTTAAATCCTATACACAATCATAGAGGCATAATATCATTTGTTGTATATTTACAAGTGCCTGAAGAAATTTTTGAAGTACAAATGACATCCAATACACAAAAGGCAGGTGAAATTTTGTTTTATTATGGAGAAAGTGCATCTCCATTAAGCCATAGCCAATATGCTGTTAAACCTTTTGATAATCTTTTATTAATGTTTCCTGCCTCATTAAATCATACAGTCTATCCGTTTTGGATTGATGCTGAAAGGATTTCTGTATCAGGAAATATAGATTTAAGGCAGACTTACCGCCGACATTCTACAGATAGCCATCATGAATCAAGAATTATATAATTATTTGAAAGAGCAAGACTTTTACCTTAATAAGGGAGAGTTTCGCTATTGTACTGACAAGTATAGTAAGGAAGTTTTCCGAGAAACTATTGCCCACTATGTCGCCGAAGAACGGCCGCCGTTTCCTTTTCGTGAAATATCTTATGAAAATATGGTAGATAACTTTCGTAAACTTCAAAAAGCAGATTACACAAAAGTTATAACACCCATAGAAACATTAGAGAAAGAAATTATTGAAAAATATGAAGATTACAAATACACCTTTAAAGAACATGGGTTAGGGTTAATAGATACATCATCATCATATAATTTATGTAGTGATTATTTTATGAATAATTTACGATTAAGATGTGGGTCTTATGGCTTTATGGCACCTGCTCAAGTTTGGGAAGAAGGTACTGAAAAAAAGATTTGGTCGTCTATAGGAGGCTTATGGAGAGGAGTAAATAGTACAAAAGATTTAAGTCCTAAAAGTGTAATGGAAGTATTGCGGCTGGGTACATATATTGCTACACAGTTTAAGCCAATAGTGGCAAAGACAATCTATAACATGACAGATGCTAAAACTGTACTTGATACTTCTATGGGATGGGGAGACAGACTTACAGGCTTCTATGCATCAAACGCAACACATTATATAGGGTGTGATCCAAATCCAAATACTTTTAAAGTGTATCATAAAATGATACAAGAATTTAATAAAATGGTTCCAGGAAAGACTGTACAAATATACAGATGCGGCGCGGAAGAGCTGCCGTGGGATAATATTGAAAATGTAGATTGTGCATTTACTTCTCCTCCATATTTTTCTACAGAGCGATATAATGAAGGCGGAGAATTTGAAGAGGAGCAATCTTGGCATAAATATAGCGAGTATAAGAAATGGCGTGATGAATTTTACTTGCCTGTAGCTTCAAACAGTTTTAATTCTTTGAGTGATACTGGATTCTTAATGACTAATATTATGGACCCTAAAATTAAAGGAGTACGATATCGCTCAAGCGATGAGTTGGTAGATTCGTTACACGACCATTGGATAGGACAGATAGGAATGAGAATTATGCAAAGGCCTCAAGGTAAAAATGTCTTTAAGACTAAAGAAGAACTTGAGGCGTTTATGAATAAAACTTACATTGAGAATGTATGGTGTTTTGGAAAAAATAAAAAATTTGATCTGTTCAGACATTTAAGACGAGGCACACTGGAAGGATTATTCTAATGAAAATTAAAAATATCATAACTCAAGTTGTAATGACTGTATTGATGTTATGGATGTTTCAAGTAAAAGCTCAAATACCTACAGACATTGTAGAGAAGGCAAGAAATGCTACTGTTTTAGTAGCTTCAGACCAAGGTGAAGGTGGAGGTTTTGGTTCGGGTGTAATAATAAGCCCAACAGGCCTGGTACTTACTAATTACCATGTTATTCATAGAGCGGATTTACTACGAGTATTTTTATATGATCCAAAAGATAATAATTATTACGGGGCAGAAGTAATAGGAATAGATCCAATAGCAGATTTAGCATTACTACAATTAAAACTAGATGAAGATATGTTACCTATAACATATTTGCGAATAGAATATGAAAATTATGTAATAGCAGAAGAAGTTGTGGCTATTGGACATCCTATGGGAATTCAATGGACGATAAGTTTAGGACATATTGCTAATATTGAAAGAACAGGAAGAGTAACTCCATATGTTACTACTTTACAACATTCTGCTGAAATACACAAAGGAAATTCTGGCGGACCTTTAATTAATAAGAAAGGAGATATTGTAGGTATCAATACCTATTTGTTAATGCCTAACCAAGAATGGTCTGGAATTGCTTATGCTGTTAGAGGTGATATAGTAAAATATGCAGTAGAGGCAATGCTATCGGAAGATGGGGAGGTTAAGTATCCTGCTTTTAGATTAAATTTGAGAAGCCTTAATGAATTTGGAGTACAGTGGTTAGAAGATAATCATCCAGATAGGAAGTTTCCAAAAAATATATTTGGAATGATTGTAGTGGAGGTTAAAGAAGGTGAGTGGGCAGATCAACAGGGTATAGAGCAGTTTGATATGGTTGTAACAATAGACGGAGAGCCTGTTAATAATATGTTTGATGATAGAAATGTAATTATGAACAATTATAAACCGGGTGAGGTATTAGATTTAATAATTATTCGAGATGGCCATTTTAGAAAATTAAAATATGAATTAGCTCATATAGATTTTGAGGGTTATTTAGAATTTTATGATGAAAGTTCACAAGATAATCAGGTTGCACCCATACCACCACCAGTAATGCCGGAAGAACCGAAGGATAATGAGCCTTCAGCCTTTGACGAACAAGAAGAAAACTAATAAGTTATGATTAAAGCGTTTTATAGAAGTAAGAAGTGGGCCGCATGGGCCTATGGTGGAGGTGCCTTATTGGTAGCCTCCTTGTGGATACAGGTACAGATTACCGTAGCAATAAACAAATGGTATGGTGGTTTCTACAATTTACTACAGACATCAGGTGAGTATAAAGATAATTCTGCTGAAGGTATTGCATTATTTTATGACAAGTTAATCAGTCTGTCTTATTGGACTACTGGATTTCAAGGTGAACCATCGTTTGCAGTATTAGCGTTCCCTTATGTAATGTTGGCAGTACTGACCGGTTGGTTTACTAGAGTGTATGGATTGAGATGGCGTGAAGCTATTACATTTGATTACATACCAAGATGGAGAACGGTAGAGGAAGAAATAGAAGGTGCTTCTCAGCGTATACAGGAAGATTGTAATAGGTTTGCTAGAATAGTAGAGTCACTAGGTTTACAAGTAGTAAGAGCTGTAATGACATTAGTGGCATTTATTCC